TATTCCACGGGGAAGAGCAACTGTACAACCATCCCAACCAGTGCAAACATCAACGTCCGCAGTGGATTGCATCCAATGCCCAGACTCCATAAGCGTCTGGACAGCTTGCGTGATTTTGCGGTAAACTCTTTTCTCGTCAGTAGTTCCTAAAATCTCCGCACATTCCTCAAAGATTTGATCGACAAACATGACGTGATATTAGCGCATGGAACCCTCGGATGCAATAGAATTCAGAAAATCTTCTTCACTAGCCATTGCCGCTCCTTCAGCAGCAGGTGCTTTACCTTCTAGCGATTCAGTTGCGGCTTTTTGACCTTCAACTTCAGCGGCAAGAGCATCAATCGCTCCAGCAAGTTGCATTGCAATGCTATGCAACTCATCAAACTTTGATTTGCTTACTGAAATATTAACTGAACCCTCTTCTGCCATTGGAGAGGGAATTCCGCTCATATCTTCAGGGAGATCCATTCCCATTGCAGGTTCGGGCATTTCTGCCTCAGTTGGTGATTTTGCCATATAAATTAATCCTCTTCTTCTTCTCCACCGATTTCAATCTCGATTTTGGTTTTTGGTTTCTTTTCAGATTCTGCCTCCTCTAGACCCGAATCAATTGCTTCCTCGTCATCCATCTGATCGTCCATTTCCATTTCGGAGGATCCATTGGATTTAATACCACAGATGCAAAGCTCAACGCAATGACGTTTGGTTTCTTTTCCATCACGCATTGTAGTCTCATCCTTCTCCATAGTCTTTCGGAAGTAGATGGTAGCTGTACCCTCTTTAGGAAGGTTTTTAAGACCCTCTGCGTTCTCAAAATAGAGTGATGGGTAATGGTAGTCGCTTTTAGGCTTTTCCATTTCCTCCATTGACATTGGCTTAACTTCCTCACCTAGATCCGTAAATCCAGATGGGAGATCGTATTTTTCTTTTGTGTATGGCATATTATTCAAGTGGTTCACACAACAACGGAAAGTTCGTGTCGCATGGTGGGCATGGTGTGCAGTAGCTCATAATGTATTTTTAAATAACTGTGCGTCCAATTTCTATCCAATCTGTTCCATCCGTAATAAATGTTAATGTGTCTCCAGCAGTAGCATTAAAATTAACACTTCCAGACAATATAAAATTTTCCCCCGGAGTTGCGGTTTTATGATAAATAATTGGATTACTTTGAAAACGCAAAGTAATTACACGCCCCCTATAAGTATTTGATGTGTCTGCACTGACAATGCCAGTATTTCCGCTAATTTCAAACAATGATCCTCCAAATGGAATATTAATAGTATTGCTTGAAGCAATTGCAGATGTCGGTGATCCGCTGGGCCAATTAATATAATTACCAGTTCCAAGATCATTGATTGATTGCACAAGATTAGGATCAAATAACAAATCAATAACATGGTTATTGGTGGAACCAGAACGAAAAATAAATCCTCGCACTTGGCTAATAGTTCCTTCTTGGATACAAACAGTAAATTGATTATTGTCTGCACCATCAACATCAACAGCAAAACTGCTACCAGAACCACCGCTGCGCCCATCTTGTTTGGATACAATATTAAATGTATTATACTGGCAATATTGATTTAAATATATTCCATTTGTTCCACAGTTATATGTATTTACATTTACTGTATTTCCAGTCGGAGCAGATGCTAAAGATGCGCCACCCATCCAAAAACCAATTCCTGTTACATTGCGAATAGTTGCGTTGATTTGCGAATTGTTGCAGTTTGATCCAATAGAAACGCCTTGACCAAAATTGCAACCATCAATAATCATTGCATTAATAATGTTGCTATAACTTTGATTTACAGATTGATTATTATAAACAAATCCAGTAAACTCTGAATCGTAAACTGTAATATTGAGTGAATTTCCCCAACAATTATCTAACATTCTGCCACCATAATAACCTCCACTTGATATGATGTCAAATTGACCATATTTGCTGGAGTTAATGTCAAAGTTTGGATAGTTCCCTCCATAAACAACGGCATTTCCGCAATTAATTGTTTTTGCTTTTATTGAGTTATAGTTTGAGTTAATAACATTATCAATTCCAGTAAGAAAACAATTTTGAACAATTACATCATCAATAAAACACTTTGATGTTTTTGTGATTATTATTCCATGACCAAACAAGTCCGTTGTTGGCGCAGTATTATTTGTATAATTTCCATCAATTGTAATTCCCTTAATAGTAACATTGGAATATTCAGTTGCAATATTTCCAAGCGCACATTTCCCAAGTTCAATAACATTTGGTAAACCTGTAATTGTTCCACCGGGTTCCCACGGCACAGTAATACTTGGACAATTATTTGGAAGTTTAATTTTTGTTGATGCACTTCCACTACCTAAAATACTAATGTCTCCACGCCAAATCAACAAATAACCAAGGTAGGTTCCAGTAGGAAAAAAAAGCGAGCCTCCAGAGGGAACTGCTGTTAATGCAGCTTGAATAGCGGCGGTATCATCAGCAACTCCATCACCAACTGCGCCAAAATCTTTGACATTCACCACATCTGCAAACCTGTTTGCCAATGTCCTTGCCGTAGTCGATCCGGTAGCAAGAGCCGTAGCACTTGATGCGTTGCCAGAGATTGCCCCTACAAAGCTATTTGCCGTGACTACGCCAGCGTTGCTCACAGTCATCTGGTCTACGCCACCTACCCCGATGATTGCCTGTGTTCCGTCTACTGATGCTTTAATGTTTGCGCTCATGTTTTAAATTTTTATATTTTTAGTTTACAAAATACGATCCACTACATCTCAAACTTGCTGCTGCATCAATTGCTACAGCGGCTGAAGTTCCATTGTTCGATGAGTATAGAAGTCCATAATCTTGAGAAGCAACTATCAAAATATATGATTGACCTGTGATAGTTAAATTATTTGAACTTACCCATCCTATTGATTGTGGTTCGTTTGAATCTCCTGCGTATGGCAATCCAATGATTTTAATATCACCAGTTCCTGTGTGACCAGTCCAAGTAACCTCAAATTCAAATGTAACAATACTTCCATTCCTTACAAAAGAACCGCTGCGTGTTACATATGTTGCTGTTCCCGCTGTTGTTGTTCCTTCAATTGCAGGAGTGAAACTAATTTTTACTCCTTCAACATTGTTTGCGTTATTGATTGATACATTTGTTCCGTTATTTTTTAAATCATTATTTGAAATGTTAATGTCTTGAACTACTATCGGGCTGACTTGGCCTAAAACCAATAATCCATAAGTATTATTTGTGCATACATTTCCTGTAATTGTCGCGTTTCTCAAAAATCCATTTGTTGCGTTAAACTCGATTCCAGATCGTGTATTGTTTGTGCTTACATTACCTGTTACTGCTATATTGCGTAATCCTTGGCCGGGAACCGATCCGTAGCTTGGGTCTTCATAAAAGAAAATGCCATTATTCCCATTGGAATAACAAAGGTTATTGCTAACAACATAATCTCCACCCGTATTTCCAGCGGAAGAAAATATAATTCCGTTTAATTTATTGTTGTAAACAATATTGTTTGTAACTATTTGAGAAAATACATTTTTAGTAACAACAATTCCAGTTCCAACAGAAGTTGGGTCGCTAATTTTCCCATTGTCATGGATTATACAATTTGAAATTCTTACACAATTTGCTTTTCCTCCATAAATATTTATACCATAATGGACGAAATTTCTAATTTCTATATTATCAATTATTGCATTTGCATCATTTAAAATACCTGAAACAACTATAGATATTCCTGACAGAAATGTATCATCTGGAATAGCAGTTACATTATTTTTGTTTCCATCAATGATCAAGTCTCTTATTGTAAAACCAGAATGATGAAACAAACCAACTGCATTTGCCTGACTTGTTCCTGACATTTGCAATAAAGTAGATGATCCGCTTCCAATAATTGAACAGTTATCAGCAATTACATGAATTTGATTTCCAAATGGAACTTGTGTTGCTGGAACATTTGAAAGCAATAGCGTTACATCTGCACCTATAAGGAGAGTTGTTGAATCAACAGTTAACTCTACTTTGCCATCTAATTTATATGTTCCTTTTGGGACATATATTGTTCCTCCTTGCAGTAAAGCAGAATTAAATGCACTAACAGATGAAGCAGTGCCAGTAGGATCAGCACCGAAATCCAGAATATTCACCACATCAGCAAACCGATTTGCCAACGAACGAGCAGTCGTGCTTCCTGTAGCAATCGCAGTCGAGTTGCTGATATTGCCAAGACCCTGCGGAAACGATACAACACCAGCATTGCTCACATTCAACACATCCTGCGTAGTTGCGCCAGAATTGCCCCTCGCCAGCTTAATCGTGCCGTCTGGTGACGATGGCACTGCCAGCGTGAAGTTCTGCGTTGCTGTAGGTGATTGTCCTATCTGGACTGCGTTTGCTTTGATGAGACTCATACGATTAGCAATCTACTGCGTCTGCGAACTCTGGCAAGGTTTTTAGGTGGAGGTATGCTTGCTTGATGAAGTTGTCTCCATCAAGAGTTGGTTTAAAATTAAATGTCTTGATTCCAATTTGAATTCCATCATTCAAATACAAAACAAAAAATTCAATATTATCTTTATTCCCATTTACATTAGAAACTTTGATATAAGAATCAATTTGTTTTTCAACTTCAATATTTTGAATAAGAAACCCATCGCTTTGCAGTAATGCTTTTCCTGTTATTTTGATATTTTTTTGTAGTGCCATAATTTTATTTTAGTAATTGTTAATGTAAAAATATTTTTACTTGAATATCTTTATAGTGAAGACATCAAAAATTCCATACACACGGGTCGCATCACAGTAAGTCCAGACGCATAACTTGCTTGGAGTTCATTTGTAGAAATTGTATAATTTCTTGCTGCTGGTGATCCGTATATGTTTTGTGATTTAATTATCGTAACAACACCAAATGCAACCATAATCAAATCTTGGAAACCATCTGTTCCATTATCTCCAGAAATTAAAAATAAACCATAATTTTGACCAACTTGAGTATCTTTGAATTTGTATATTGGCGTTAGTGATGTTGTTACGGCTACTTGTCCTTGACTTTCTGTTCTTCCGTATGTTCCAATTCCGTTTAATCCTGCAAATTTTGGTCTATCTGCAAAATTTGAATTTGGAGCGTAACCAGATGAATATGAGTCTAAAGTATATCCTCCCATAGCATTTGCCATAGAAACAATAGACCTACAATTTGAATTAATTTTATAAACAACTTCACCTGTATTTGGCCCTTCAATATCCATGCCAATAATGGTGCAGGTCTGCGCTCCAGTAAATACAAAATGATCTATTGGGCCTTGCAAAGCTCCACCATAAAATCCAATACAAAAACAATTTTCTAATAACACTTGAACGGCATCTAAATTATAAAAATTGTGAATGCTAATAATATTATTACCCGAATTATATCCTTTTAATTTTACTCTGTTGCAAGTTAAATTAATTATAGTCCATGTGTAAGTTTGACTTCCCAAAAACAATCCTCCACCCAAACTTGGATCAGCATATACATGAATATCTTTAATTGTGCAGGCATAACTATGTTGAGCAGCAATTCCATATACTGCGTCAGTATTTGCCATATTTGACATATCTAAAGTTAACCCTTGTATTACTATTCCATTCGCATAAATATTTCCATATGGATTTGGATCAGGTATATTTGCAACTGCTCCATTTATTTGAATAATAGATGTGTCTGACGCTCTGCCTTTTAGTGTAGCTGCATATCCATTTATTGTTATGCTATTTTCACCAACATCATTTCCGGGTGCATACCCATCAATTGTTATTTTGCAAACATAAGTTCCTTTAGGAAAAAATAATTCTATTCCTCCTCCATTTACTCCAATTTGAAAACAAGTATCAATAGCATTCTGAATCGCAGCGGTATCATCAGCAACCCCATCTCCAACAGCACCAAAATCCTTGACATTTACCACATCAGCAAACCGATTAGCCAGCGAACGGGCAGTCGTGCTGCCAGTAGCAGTTACTGGAATAGAATTTCCGTTCAGTCCAATGATGTTTCCAGAGATGTCTCCTCCAGTTACATTGCCAAACAAACCTGCTGTTCCGTCGAGAATTAATGACATAATATTATACGATTGTGTAAACGCTTCCTGCTGGGATTGTCAATACTACTCCAGAGTTTACTGTGATTGGCCCTGCTGACATTGCGTTTTTGCCAGATGTAATAGTGTAATTGTCTGTCATTGTAATGTCATTTTCAAAGAAAACACGATTTACTCCACCGCCTACAGGTTGATCTCCGATACCAGACCATGTTGTGTTGTTGTAGCCTTCAAATTGATTGCGATCCGTGTTGAAACGAACAAGACCAGTTTGACCAGTTGGACGAGTTGCAGTAGTTCCTACAGGCAGTTTGATCCAGTTAAATGTCTTTTGACCAATGATTGTTTGATTGCCAGAAATGGTAACTACATCATCAATAATTGGGGAAACATAGTTAAAATAACGAAGAATGTAGCAAAGCAAACCTTCACCTTCTTCGCGTGGGAAGTCTACAATCGAGGCTGGAGCAGCAGTTGGATCACATGGAATATTCCATGTTATCCTTCCATCGACTACTACCTTTGTTATTTCTCCATATAAGGCTAGAATCAAATTTGAAATCAACGATGGAACGCTTTCATGGGAAATCTGGGGATAGGGGATGTCTTGCCTACAGACATTACTATTTGATTCGTTGCAACATGACATAATTTTAGAATTTTAGTTGTTGTTTTACTTAATGCAAGTTTTTTTATTGGGTTTTTTGTCTAAAAAATAATAATGAGGCACTGGCTTCATTGTTCCATTCATGTCTGGAATATAAAATGTCTTTTTTTCAATCAATCCAAGTTCAATACCTTTTGAAATCCTAGTCCAACAGATTGTTTTTTTGACATTCCATATTTTGCCCAATTGATCTCTTGAGTGCCAGTCATTTGGTGGTGGATCAGTGCATTTATTGCTTGCATTAAGAAGAATTTTAAGAAAATCGTTTGGGGTCATGTTTTCAAAATTGTGTTGGAAGTTTATTTCCTTTTTTAATGTTTTCGATTTTCCACAATGGTTGAAAATTTGTGTAATGATTTAATTTTATCAATTCTTTTTCTGTTTTTGCAAGAGATATAGGAATTATGTGATCAAGACTCCACTCTGATCTGTTGTCAAACGTCATCCCATCTTTAAATTTATTTTCAATATATTTTTTAAAAAAATCATAATCGCATCCAAGTATTTTACTTGTTTTTGTTGTTTTGGAAAAACCAAGGTTTCTTATTCCATTTTGGATCAATGTAGAAATATTACATCTAATTTTATAAATAGGATCATTTTTCCTTTTATTCCTAATATAATCCCTGCTTGTTTTTCTAAATCTATCTCGATTTCTATCTCTCCAAGAATTTTTAAGATTTCTGCATTTTTCTTGGTTTTTCTTTCTCCATTCTTTTAAGTATAAATTTAATTTTTCTTTGTTCTGTTCTCTATACTTCCTTAATCTTTCTTTGTTTTTTTCTTTGTTTTCTTGCCACCTTTTCTTGCATTTTTCAATATGCTTTTGCCTTATTTCGTTATATTTTTCTTTAGAAACCCAACGCGCTTTGCCAGTTTTATAATATTGCCAAAAAACCATTCCATCATCCCTAATGGTTCCTTGCTTTAATTTTATTTTTAAATTGGCATTCTCCATGCTTCTCCTCTTCCTCTTTGCGTTATTTGAAGTGAAGATTGATTAAGAGATTCACAATATTCACCCCAACACCACGCTTGACACCAACTGAACGTGCTTCTTCTGTTTTTAGCGTACTCTAACGCTCCTCTAGACGTTAATGTTCCAATATTATAGCAAGTGCCACCATGATATGTTCTGGCATTCTGTATAGCAACACGATGAGTGTGCCCCATTACTATTTTACGTCTAGTACCATTGCAGTATTGTTCTGCCATGTCCCTAGCAGCAGATTCACCATAGCAAGTTCCATGAGTAAACCCAATGTCTGCTATGTCAACAATCTGTTCAATTCCAGAATAAGGAATTAACCTAGCTTTTAGCTTTTTAGTTGTGTCTTCAATCGCAGATACAATTTTATGAGCGCAATATGAAGTAACAGAATTTTTGCTGTGAGTTAGTTTCCATGCACGATCTTCATGGTTTCCACAAAGAACATAAGGATTCTTGCATCCAGCCATTAATTCACGGAGGTGCATTAACCCAGTGTCAATGTCTGGAGTTACTTCATCACCATCACTTCCAGAACCTATTCCATTACCCATTAGGGCTGATAAATCAATAAAGTCTCCAAGATGCAGGATTGTATCAGGTGAAAAACGCGATTTAAACGTCATTACAGCTTTCCAAGCATCTGGGCAACAATATTTCGCATGTGAACAACTAACTGCTAGGACTTTTTTCCACTTGTGGGTAATATTTGCCATATTTATTTAGCTGTCGATGGATGTATGCGAATAAGATCTTTTATAAGTGATTTTTTACGAATCTTTTTCCACACTCCATCTCCTGACTCTGAGTCTCTAGTGCCAGATCCATTAGTATTCCCTTCGATGGTCACGATATGACTCATAGAATCTTCAAGAACAATTCCAACGTGCGAAAAATCAAATGTAACGATGTCTCCAACAATTGCTCTATCTTTTTCATTGTAAATGCTAGTGGTGTTTGGCCTTTGCTTTGCCCATGCTGTTAGACCATATGCCAGTGCTGTTGTTGGCCTCCATTGGTCAGCAGTGCGGTTTTTAAGACCTAACCATGCCACAACACCATCATCCTTTAACCATTCACGAATTGACCAATCTACAAACGCAGCGCACCAAGGCCAAGCAGCGGGATCAAGTTCCGTTGCAGACTGGTATTCGCGGATGCGCTTGCCACAATTGTTAGCACCAATTTCTCGCACTCCAACTTCACGAAGTGCGATATCGGTTAACTTATGAAGCATTATTTCTTTTCTTTTCGGAACACGTTAATTGCTCCTGCAATAGCCATGGATGCTGCCGCAATAGCATTAGCTTGTTCTGGAGCAACGGCAATACCAAGTCCACCAAGAAGAAAAATCGCACCACGATAGGTTGACGATTCCGAAAGACGAGCCAAGATGTAATCTACAATTTTCATTTATCTTTATATAGTTTGGGTTGTGGTATGAGTGGATTGAACCAATCAATATCGGGTTGTGTTGCTGGGAGGTACTGAAATTTAAGTGAAATTTTAATGTATCCTAACTCACCAATTTTATCTCCTGCTGGTGGAATTGGAACTGACACGCATCCAGTTAAGAATGACGCTCCGAATAGAATAAATGATATTACTATTATTACAAGAGCAAATTTTTTTGGTTTCATTTTGAAATCTGCTTTACCATATAGATGCAAGTCAAAATACCTGCAATAATAGAGATAATTCCACCAGCAACTCTAATTGACGCTTCTATTTCTGGTAACATACTTACTATAAACCCTGTGGTAGATACAATCGTACCTAAAATTCCGTGACTGGTTGCGTTATCGTTCATTTTAATTATAACCCAACAATTACATACAACGTGTTTGGGTCTGGGGTAACGATTAAATTGTATCCAGTTTGAGTGATTTCAACAAGATTGGTTAATTGGGTTGCACCAGATAAACCAGTTATATCCGAGAGAACAATATTTGCTGGTGTAACCCCCGTGGCTCCAGTGCTTCCTTGTACCCCCGTGGCTCCAGTCGCGCCAGTCGCTCCAACAAGACCGCTGCTTACAATAGCAAAAATTAGTTGGTGGTTGTTA